GATCCTGAAGTTGTCGACCATCGAAGGCAAACTGAAGCAGGCTCTGGCGACAGGCAACTTCACCGTCCAAGGCTTGGGTACCAGCAGTTCGACTTCGCTGTCCAATGCGACAAAGGTGGGAGTCTCGCAGGTCTTGGCCAGGATGTCCTACACATCCACGTTGTCCCACCTTCGTCGTATCCAGACACCCGTGGAAAAGTCTGGCAAGCTCTTGGCACCCCGAAAGCTTCATGGCACCAGCTGGGGATTCGTCTGCCCCGTGGAGACTCCCGAAGGCCATTCGGTGGGCATTGTGAAGAACATGAGTCTGATGACGTCTGTGTCTCAGCACACACCTTCCAACACGGTTCTTCACTTCTTGCAGGAGGAAGACATCATGACCTGGATTGACCAACCCAAGGTCTACGAAGGAACTGCGGTGACCTTGAACGGTGTCATTATCGGATACACGTCGGATCCGTATACCCTGGTCACCAAGCTGCGAACGGCCAAGCATACCTTCCGTCTACATCCCCACGTGTCCGTGGCGTGGTACACATTGATGAACATGATCATCATCGAGACGGATGCCGGTCGGTTGGTACGTCCTGTGTTCCGGGTGGGATGTGACTGGCCCGCTCCAGGATCGGATTGGACCACTTGGATGAAGGCGTGCATTGAATACATTGATGCCTCGGAGACAGAGACTCTGCGGATTGCGTACGATAAGAAGTCTGTCACAAAGGACCACACCCATTACGAAATCCATCCGTCCTTGTTGGTTGGCCATATGGCAAGCAGCATTCCCTTGTCCGACCACAATCAGTCCCCCCGCAACACCTATCAGTCTGCGATGGGAAAGCAGTCGATGTGCGTCTACGCAGGAAACTATGCGAAGCGACTGGACAAGAATGGATATCTGTTGTGCTCTCTCACTCGCCCGTTGGTGGAGACACGTTCCATGAACATCTTGAAGCAGCACGAGATGCCGTATGGCATGAATGCGATTGTGGCCATTGCGTGTTACGGTGGCTACAACCAGGAGGACTCCATTATCATGAACCGGTCTTCGGTGAATCGTGGCTTCATGCGAGGTCTGTACTACACGATGTACAAGGATGAAGAACATCGCAACGTCACCTCGGGTCGGGAAGAGAAGTTCATGAAGCCGTACAAGCACAATACGCGCAAATACAAGAACAGTTCTTATGCGGCAGTGAATGAAAATGGCATCCCCATCCTTCATGCGACTCTCCAGGAGAATGATGTCGTCATCGGAAAGGTCGTCAATCTCCGCAATGACAATGCGGGGTATGCGTATCGGGATGCATCTACCACTCACAAAAACACCGAACCCTGTCGGATTGACGGAGTCTGGCAAGACAAGAACTCCGATGGATATCCCTTTGTCAAGGTGCGGGTGGTGTCTGAACGCATTCCCCAAATCGGGGACAAGTTCTCCTCCCGTCACGGCCAAAAGGGAACTGTTGGAATGCTCCTCAATGAAGAGGACATGCCCTTCACCGCATCAGGACTTCGACCGGATCTTATCATGAACCCTCACGCAGTTCCATCTCGTATGACGATTGCGCAGTTGATGGAGAACATCTTTGGGAAGATTGGTGTTCAGCGTGGAACTCTGGGAGATGGAACACCCTATGACCATCTGAAGGTGGAAGATCTGAAGAAGCACATGATGGATCTGGGCTATCACCCGTATGGCAATGAGATCCTCTACAACGGGCAGACCGGAGAGATGATGGAGGCCGAAATCTTCATGGGACCGACGTTCTATCAACGTCTCAAGCATATGGTGATTGATAAGAAACATAGTCGTGGCAAGGGACCGATTGTCTCTCTGACTCGTCAGCCATGCGAGGGTCGTTCTCGCGATGGCGGATTGCGTGTGGGAGAGATGGAGCGTGACTGTCTGTTGTCACACGGTGCGGCTGCGTTTACGAAGGAACGACTGATGGATGTGTCAGACCCGTTCCCGACCGGCATCTGCAAGACCTGTGGCACACTGGCGATTACCAATGAAGAGGAAGGGATCTACTCGTGTGGTACCTGCGGAAACAAGACCGAGTTTATTCAGAAGACTCTTCCGTATGCGATGAAGTTATGGATGCAGGAGCTAGAGGCGATGCACATAGTTCCTCGGATGCAACTGGAGTAAGTTCCACCACATGTTCCACCACAGGAACCTCAACGACGGATATAGATGGGGTCACAGGTTCCACAGACCCGCTGGACAATAAAAAAGGACTTTGAACAGGACTAGGAGCAGGAGTTGGGGGAGGAGCAGGAGTTGCTGTTTTGGCCTGGGCAACCTTTTTTGCAATGGTCATGATGAGAGGCATTTGTTAGTGGTGAAACAAAGTTTAACGATTGGTAGGAATCGAATCCGCTACCAAATCTTGAAGGTTCTCCAAATCAGGGTCTGACCGAGAATGGTTCATCGCAGGTCGTTGCCAACGAGGCTGTCTCCATGCGGCGTACAAGATACACATGAAACAGACTGCCAATCCAACTCCTGTTGTCACGCTCAATGCTAAATCAGTTGTGTCTGACATTTGGGTATCCATATCAGATGGTGTGTAAACAAAATATGTTTTGAATACAAGATGGCAACGCCAGAACAAAGCAATGCGTTAATCGAACAGATTGACCTGATTGGTGTCGTACAATTTATGATGCAGTTTCCTGTTCGAGGGAGAACAACGACGTCGGCCGATCTGGCAAAAGAAACCGCAAAGTTGACGGAAATGATACAAAACGCTCCAGAAGGCCAACTTTTAGTAAAAGCAACGATGGGAGACCAAAGAGGGCTATCACCCCTGTATATTTTGTTCGGTAAAAGTGCGTCATCGTTAGATTCATCTGTAAAGGATGCAGTATTCAATAGAGCAGATTTTGATCCGAACGTAGATATTGGAAATCAATATCCATTGTTGAATTATGCTATTTATAAAGGGGATGCATATACCGTCCGTACTCTTTTAACTCGATTCGGTGATGTCATTGTTGTAAATGACGATGCAGTTCAGTCGGCAAGGGGAACTGCGTCTGACTATGCAAGAGATGGTGGTAGGAAAGCAGCCGAATGGCGAGAGCTTTACAATATGGTTCGTGGGAAGAGAAGTGGAAAACCTACTGGACCAGCTCCGGTCGCCGCAGGACAAGGGACTCCGTGTGATAAACTCCTCTCAGAAAAGGGCATCAACGACAGGAACACATTCAAGCAGTGGAGTCTAACGGGTCATCCAGACAAGGGAGGAGACACGCAGGTCTTCCAACAAGTGAGTGATTGTGTTGATAAGAAGTACCCGAAGGGAGGAAAGCGAAGAACTCGCAGAGTTAAGAAGCACAAGACGACCCGGAAGGTAACAAAGAAACCCCGTAAGAACTAGTAAATAACTACACTCAAAGAAGCAACACCCAAGAAAGGAGATCACAAGTCCAAGTCCAAGAAACGCGTTACACACAAGAAGAGAACTACACGTAGAAGATAAATGTCCTTGGATATCATCATCGGTCCTATGTTCGCGGGAAAATCCTCCCGCATTCTCAGTATTGTCTCCCGCTATGCCAGTTTGGGAATGAGTGTGTTGGTTGTGAAACATGCGAGTGACGTCCGATACGGAAACGAAGACGACGTGATTACGCACGACCAACGAAGAGTACCATGTATTCGTGTGGAGAGTTTGAATGAAGTTCGAGTAGAAAGTTACCAGGTCATCATCGTGGACGAAGCTCACTTTTTCAGTGGATTGGTCAACTTTGTCAAGCGAGTGGTGGAACAAGAGGGACGCAATCTCCTTTTGGTCGGATTGGATGGGGATTCTCATCGCAGACCGTTTGGAGAACTCTTGGAGTGCATCCCCTTGGCAGACAGAGTCGAACGCATCACGGCCTTTTGCAGAAACTGTGCCAATGGAACGCCTGGTATGTTTTCGCATCGTCGTCAAGGACCAAGAGACCGTCAGGTGATTGTGGGTGGAGCCGATGTCTACGAAACACTCTGTCGTCGCTGCTACCTGCGCCAATAATTTCGTTCCCGTCGCCCCCTAGAAAACTTTCTTGCTAAGGAACACAACAACAATGGGTGGCGGTCTTCTTCAACTCGTCTCGTACGGTGCACAGGATATCTATATCTCTGGCAACCCTCAGATCACTTTCTGGAAGGTGCTTTACAAGCGCCACACCAACTTCGCCATGGAGTCCATTGAGGTCACCTTCAACGGACAGGCCGACTTCAACAAGCGTGTGACTGCAGTCATCAACCGTAATGCGGATCTGATGTACCGCACCTACGTTCAGGTTGTGCTCCCCGCCGTCGACCTCACCTCGTCTGGTGCTACCAACCTCAACCGCTTCAGGTGGCTCAACTACATCGGCCACAGGCTCATCAAGGTTGTGGAGCTCGAGATTGGTGGTCAGCGCATCGATCGTCAGTATGGTGACTGGATGCAGATCTGGACCCAGCTCTCCCAGGATGCCGGTACCATCAATGCTCTTGATGATATGATCGGAAACACCCACGACCTCGTCCTGATGAAGGATGCTCGTGGTTATGCCCTTGATGCCTCTTGCGCAGGAGCCGAGCTCACCAACTCGTGCGCTCCCCGTGCAGGTACCCCGGCCAAGACCCTCTACATCCCCCTCCAGTTCTGGTTCTGCCGCAACCCTGGTCTTGCCATCCCCTTGATCGCCCTCCAGTACCACGAGGTGCGCATCAACGTGGAGTTCGAGCAGTGGATCAACTGCTGCTACTATGAGGCTCTCCTCAACGGTGCCCCCGCCACCTCCATCCAGTCCTTGACTGCCGCGTCCCTGTACATCGACTACGTGTACCTCGACACGGAGGAGCGCCGCAGGTTCGCCCAGCAGACCCACGAGTACCTCATCGAGCAGCTCCAGTACACGGGCGCTGAGTCGATCACCTCGTCTTCCAACAAGATCCAGCTCAACTTCAACCACCCCGTCAAGGAGCTCGTGTGGGTTGTTCAGCGTGACTCGTTCGTGGACTGCACCCCCAACCAGAACTTCATCCAGGAGGTCAACGGTTGCCAACCCTTCAACTACACCGATGACTTCAGTACTGAGGGTGTGGTGATGGACGTTCTCGCCCGTGGTTCCCTCGGTGGTGGTGCTGCAGGTACTAGTATCCCCACTGTGATTGGTGATGGTCCTTATGGCCCTTACCTCCCTGGTCTTGGTATCCAGTCTGGTCCTTCCTTCGCGGGAGCTTCCTGGTTGGACTCCATCTCCAACGCCGGTGCCCAGATCTTCGAGGATACCACCAACTACCTGTTGGCCAAGGTTGTGCTCGACTCTGGTGTCAAGTGCGAGGGTAAGAACCCCGTGGAGGTTGCCAAGCTCCAGCTCAACGGTCAGGACCGCTTCACGGAGCGCGAGGGTCGCTACTTCGACACTGTCCAGCCTTACCAGCACCACACTCGTACCCCTTCCAAGGGTATCAACGTGTACTCCTTTGCACTCAAGCCTGAGGAGCACCAGCCCAGTGGTACCTGCAACTTCTCCCGTATCGACAAGGCAACTCTCCAGCTCACGGTGTCCGTCAACACTGTGCGCGGTGGTCGCACTGCCCAGGTCCGCGTGTACGCCGTGAACTACAACGTGCTCCGCGTGATGTCTGGTATGGGTGGTCTTGCCTACTC